AAGATCGAGTTAAATATTTTATCTCTGGAATCTCGTCTATCAAAATTGTGTATAATTATTTTGTCGAGATACTCCGTTTTGTCCTTAATGAAATCAAATCTCTTTATATAGATTATATCGGTTGTACCGGTGTTTTGGATGAGACCTATGTCACATCAATTGTAGATAAATTCTATCAATATAAATCCACAAAGAAATTTGAATTAGCCCGCCGCGAAAGTGCTTGGGCTAAAAATGTTAAAGTTTTGCATGAGGAATTGTTGGAGATTCAACGAGCGATTACACAGCGTTTAGTTAAAGATGAAAAATTCGCTCTAAAAACACTTATGCCTCATTTGCGTACCATGATTAGTGAAATTGAGGACGCTATGTTGGTTATTCCGCCATACGTTCTTAGCGGAACAGAATCATCCCGTAATAAACCATATTGGTTATATATTTTTGGTGAACCACGTATTGGAAAATCCGCATTCTTTCAACCATTACTGGTTACCGAACTTGTTGCACGATTACGTTTGACACAAGAGTATCAACATATATCGAATTATACGTATTTTCGTCGCACAGGAAGTGAATTTTGGGATGGTTACACTGATCAACTTGTTACCTGGTATAATGATATCTTTCAGTTAAATTCGCGTCCTGAAGATGTAGTTACTACGATAGCTGAACTTACAGATATTGTCGATGACAACCCGTGCGTTTTGAACATGGCCGCTTGTGAGATGAAAGATAAAGTTTACTTCACGTCTAAGATCGTTGTAAGTAATGGTCAGAATGATTTACCAGGTCAACAATTTTTAACAAATAATTGTTGGAGTAACGGTCAACATATTTTAGCGCGTCGCAATTGCGTAGTTGAATTTATTTTAAATAAGAGTTACGCAGGTGCCCGTGGTATTGACCGAGAAAAACTTCGTGTGGCTATGAGCGATCCTTCTGTACCAAAGATTACGTGTGGTACAGTTGAATTGATTCCAACTGATCTTTATACAATTAAATTTCGGCATGAGATTACTGGTTATGTACGAGCTCAAACAGATCTTGTTACAGCCGTGAACGTTATTGTCGATGATATGATCAAATATATGAACAGTCAAGACTCGTTTAAATCTAAACTATTTGACTTTTTTAAACAGCGTTTCGATGACGTTGATGAGAGTGGCAAAGTTAAACCTTTAGTGAGTCTGAATCCATTGTATCAACCAGGGCCAGGAATGGATCCTAATCATATGAGTATTGTTCGATTTGATCCCAAAGTTGATCCTGAATCAATTGCGAAACAAAAAGAGCGTCGTGAAGAAGCTCTTAATAACCGTGCCTTTCGTGGTGAGATGTTTGACTTCATTCGAGGGCGTCCTACCACAACAACTACTGTTGTAGAAAATTCACCAGTAACCTTATGTACGTGTTAT